GTAGCAGTCGTGCTCAAAAAAACCGGCTTAGCAACCTTCCCACTCTTTGCATTATTGCAACGGCGACAAGCTGCCGCAAGGTTTTCAGGTTCATCTGATCCATTCCTAGATCTAGGGAGTATGTGATCTACCTCAGTGGCTTCGCCGCCACACATATAACAAGTGTGTTGATCCCGTTGCAGGATCTCCAAGCGCAACCGCTTCCACTCTGTTGATTGCAATGCTAAGCCCATTAGTACCAGCCCTTTGTGTTGTGATGCCGTAGTGCAGCACACCCATCATCGTATCTTGCTCTTATGTATTTCATCATCCAAGTTATCTGCGCCGTTGGTGATGCTGTAGCCAAGTACCGTGTGCGACCTTGTGGCAGACCGTAGTGGCTTCCCGTGCGAGCGTTAGGGTTGTTAGAGGATTCTTTGTATATCAAGTCTTTAACGCACTTGTATTCTTTGTAGTCTTTGGTTTGCTTGATCAGTTGCACTTCCCATCTGCCCTGCCCAGCATCTTTTGCTTGTGCTGTTAGGGCAGTTGAAAGACAAAGCGTAAGGATTAACAACAACATCATTACCCCCCTATATCCCCCCATTGAGAGGATAGGCCATTGATGAGTGCAGGCCAAAGGTTGCCCTTCTAACGGGCGACAACGCACAATCAGTGCGCCCTGCTCTTTATACTCACGCAGTTGAGTTGAATCCAAGATATTACACCTTACGGCTTGCCCACAATAGGCAGGTGGGGCAATCTCGGTGTGTCGCATCCAGCCACATCCCACATCCAGTGCATCGGCTTATGTTCCGATCACTAGTCATTGGTACTCCATCATTGAGAATCGGCGTTCTACTGCACGCGACATTGAACCAGTGCCCGTGAACAAATCATCTAATTGATCACCATCTCTGTAATTTAACAAATCCAACACCCAATTGTTAAAGGCATCAGGTTTAGCCCCTTGCAGGCCTTTACGCATAGCGATTGGGCAAGATAGCCAATCCCTAACCATTGGTTTCCTGTTGTTATCTTTTCGGCCGCCATAAAGCAATAACGCTTCCCAAGCAAACTGGTTGGTTGTACCGCGTATTTGGTGAAAAGTCTTTGTCCACGCACAAATCCTGATGTTTTCCCTGTTTGCTAGTAACCAGTGCAAATTAGCTGGATTGCAAGACATTGCCCAACCATCTGGATATTCATCTAACAACTGGTCAATCAATTTGATATGAGTTGCTTTTTCATCCCATATCGCTGCCTCTAAATGCAAAGATCCGTACATTTTCTTGCCCATCGTGTAATAAGGTGGATCAGCGTAGGCGAATTTCATTTGCTTGCCTCTTTACGGGCTTTAGGTGGCCGTAGCGCGTTCTCATCTAATGCTACTGTAACAAATAGGCAGTTAAGGCATTGCACCATTGACAAGCCCTCTGGCAAATCGTAGGTGCCGCTATAAGTGCTAAAGGGTGCAGTGCCCTTGCATACTCCCCTGCATTTAAAGTACCGGATCCCTTTAAGCATTCTTGGCTCCATAAGCACCAATCCGCTTGCCCCTACCAATATGCAAGAATCCCACAACTTTGGTGATCGTGTCGGTGTTGCCAAACTCAGTAGTTGCAGGCAATCCATCAAAGTAATACCAAGCAGGCATTGTTAGTTTGTTCAGGTTAAATGACCAGATACCTTTTGGTGTTGAGCAGATATACAAGGCAGTTTTGCCATTAATCCAAGCCCTCTGAGTTACCGCGTGGTACTTGTCGCGCTCAATCATCAACTCGTCATAATGCGTTTCCCTGCACTTGAGTTCTATGTAAATCCCTAGATCCTCACTGCTGGAATCAAAGCGACCAACTGGATCAGGATTCATTAATAGATCAGGTATGTACCGATTCTTGAGGTACAAAAAGAGCTGCATCTCATTCATCGGCAACCCTACATTTGCCGCAAATAAATATCTGATCGCTGACTATGCCGCCGCTTAGGAATTGCTTGGTGTTGCAACTGTCGCAAATCGTGGCATCCTCATCGGTTACGCCGGAATCAGTAAAGTGCAAGGCTGTATTGTCTGGAAAGTAAACCTCAAGATCAGCCACGCTTAGCCCACTCTTTGCCATCCATCCCTACTGGTGCGCACTGATCGCCTTTGTGCTGTGGGGAATCGCAAAAATACCCTTCCCACTTTTTGCCAGTAGTTGCGTTTTTGCCAGAGTTATACATCCGAGTACCGTGCTTGCAAGGGAAAGCGCGGTTGTTAGGCTCACGATCATCTGGTGCTGCAAGGGCAGTTACTACCGCCATCACCGGTTCATTCCAAAGATCATCGTTTGCTACCGGCACACCAGCTGCTACCCGTTGCACCTTTTCCATTTCGGTACGGCTTGGCCGCTTGCCAATCTTGGCTTGGAATCCAGCAGTGGCCAAAACTCGCCCAATCGCACTGGTTGCACAATTCTCAAGGGCAAAGTTGGCATTGACTCCACGATCGCTAACAATTTCGTGCGCGTAATCTGTGGCAATGATCGTGCCATCATTTCGGTATGCCGTTGCCTTAATGATAAATGACTTGCCATCATTAAATACCAAATCGGTATCAATCCGACCTTCGGGATATTTAACCCAAAAGAGGGCAATACGCTCATCAACCGTTTGGTACTCGCTAAGATCAAAGGCCATTGGCTAAATTCCAATCCTGCTTGGCTTTGCTGTATCCAATTGACCGGCCACGCTTGTAACCTATGTGCTTGCCATCTCTATGCCCTATGGCATAACCCAGCAGCACGCACCCAAAACAAATTGCGCAATACATCGCGACCATAACTGCAAAGGCCATATCTGATGCCATTTTATGCCGCCACGCGGGTTGTGTAATTAGTAAATATGACCCAAGATTCTGACCGCATATCGTAGGTTGTAAAGAATCCTAGTTTGTTAGATGCAAGGTAACTCTTAGCCAAGATGCAGCTGATAGGGCTATCAAACCAGTATGCCCATTCCATTGATTCTGCTAGTAGTGCGATCTCTGTATCCTCAAATCGCCCATCTTTGACTTGTGCCATCCAGCCCTTATCGCCCCAAGCCATTTGCGTATCTGAAAGCAAATCAAAGTCCTCTGGGGTCATTTTGATAATTATTTCTGTCTGCATAATCTAGTCCTTTCCTAGTCCGGACTTTTATTGTGGCACTAGGGGCTGACATTTTGCAACATCAACCCCGCGTGTCGGTCATTACTCTTTTGGTGTTCGCCCGTATTTGTCATCATTTGTGCTCAAGGCACGCATAATGACCGGCAAAAGAGATGCCCAAAGTCCATTGGCTAGCATCCGCCAATCCGCGCTGGTGAAGTCCAGCGGTGATCCACCGATTGTGGCCATCAAGGTAAGCAAGATGGTCAGCAACGCACGAATATAGGTTCCGCACGCCGCTTTGATTTGTACTGCCATTTACTGCTCCAATCCAAGCGCAGTGATGCGCTCTTTTGCCTGTTTAGGGGTCAGGCAAACTTCAAAATGCATTTCATCCTTGCGGTTTCGGTATAAACCGCCCCACTTTAATCCGTACTTGGCTGATAACTCAATTAGCAGTGCAGCCTTGCCTTCAGCAAAGGTACCCTGAGACGAAAGAGGATGCTTTGATGCATTAAGGTCAATTGCTGTACCACTTGAGTGATTGCTAAGGCGATCCTCACGACCTCTGACCATCCTAAAACAGTAACCCCAATCGTCAAGAGTGCCCTCATCTATCGGCTCAATGGTTGTGTGAAACTCTGCTGCAAATCCCACCAGCAATGGTGCAACCTTTTCGGCGCACCGCAGCTTGATCGTTGTGCCTTTTACTGGGTATGACTTGATGCCAATCTCAGCAGGATCTTTGCTGGCTGGCCAACCGTTATCTGACTTTAGGGTCGTGGTCGGCATTGCTGCAATTCCATCTGTAATTGTCTGTGTTTAATACTCTCTCAGGATGGCACTCTGGATCCGGTGCAATAAAAGCATCAGCATCAGCATCAAATGTGTAGCCTTTTCCGGCATAATTAAAACGGTAATTGCCATTATATGAGGTGCGCTTGCAGACTTGCCCTCTAAAATTACCGTACCAAATCTCAGGGTGCAGCCCTTCAATTAACTCAGTTTCATTTATCCCGCCAATTACCTCAGTAACAACATTGTTAGAATCTAAAAATGCGTAGTGTGCCATTATGCCCAACTCAAATTGCCGCTGCCATCGGTAATTGTTGTTACCTTGTAACTGCCATCTGTTGCAGTAGTACCAGTTAATCCTGCACCTATTGTTATAACGCCGTCTGCCGTTAAATATCTGACTATGAACACGCCTTTACCGCCATTTCCACCTGATCCACCAGCACCGCCCCAACCGCCACCGCCTGCACCGCCGCCTGTATTTACAGTTCCAGCGGTTCCATTGTTTGCCGTGTTGCCACCTGCACCACCACCATCGGAAGCAGTACCAACAGTTCCACTTGTACCAGCACCGCCACCGCCACCGCCGGCTCGGCTAACACTTGAACCAGTAATTGAGGAAGCCGTACCCGCGCCACCATTACCGCCGACATTCGCCGTAGATACTGACGCGCCAACAGCACCAGCACCGCCGCCGCCTGCCCCGCCGGTTGTAGCGGCAAGTCCAGCACCGCCATTATTGCCCTGTGAAGGTGAAGTGCTAGGGGTATTTCCGTTGCCTAACGCAAATCCAAATGCACCGCCGCCGCCAGAACCACCATTTGTTGCGTTTGCTAAATAATTACCGCCTCCACCGCCACCGGCTGATGAATTAGAATCAAATGCACTAGCAGTTCCCGCAGTGCCAACGGCTGCGGGTGAATTACTACCACCGGCACCGCCAGCACCAATACTTAACGCATAACTAGAACCTTTATTTATCGAATAACTTGCGTTTGTGCGATAGCCGCCTGCACCGCCGCCCGCGCCTTGACCGCCGCCACCGCCCCCACCGCCTATACAAAGATACTGAACTGATATAGCACCTGAGGCTGGTAAGGCTGTAATGCCTGCAACAATATTACCAATCATTATGCAACTGCCCCCACGATTGTCCACGCATCGGTTGCAGTTTTTAGACATACCGCTGCCTTAAATTGTGCCACCGTTGGGCTGGCACTCACTGCACCGGCACTGGTTACTGTCGTTGTACCGCTAGAAACCGCATTGATGGTTAGCAATCCTGCACCAGAGTTTAGAATTGTGATTGCAGTGCCGGTTGGAAAGGCTGTAACCGCATTTGTTGGAATGCTGAAAGTTTTTGTTGATGCGTTGGATGCAATCACAAGCACTTGATATTGATCAGCCGTTGCAAGCGTATAAGAGGCACCTGATTGAGTCGAAATTTGATAACTGGTAAGGCCGTTATACATTGCAGCACTGAGCACATCACCTGTTATTGCTGGAAATCCTGTTGCCATTTACTGCTCCTTTGTGTTTAGTATGATAGTATGGAAGTATCCAAAACGCCGTAAAGACTCGATCCAATTATAAAAGCATCAATTATTGGCTCAAGAGTTGTAAAAGTTGTAACCCAATTGTTAGGCGTTACATTGTGCGACACCCCAAAAATCTGCAAAGTCTTGTCTAGGGTGCTGGTTCCCGTAGCTGCTGGCTGGGTGCTCTTTACCGTTATTGGGTCAAAGTAATCCAATTGCAAAGCAGCCGTAACACCGGCGGTGCTAGTCGTATTTAGATTAAGGCTTAACATATCGGTACGGGTCGTGGTTGCTTGCCTGCTGGCTATATAGGCACGCACATAATCCAATGCCACTGCATCGGTCTGCATTATAAGATCCGTGCGATTGTAAGAATGCTTGAAGTAAAGGGCAACCGATGCTGCATTTTCGCTTGTCTGCGCTGTTCCACCAATTCGCGTAACGCTGCCAGAGTTGTAAACCAGATCATCATTAAATATAAACTTGACTTGTGAGTAAGGAATACCAGTGCCATTGTCCGCAAATACTGTCGGTGTTCCGCCAATACTTGATGAGGTAAAGGCACGATTCTGCATTACCATATTGCCGCTGGCATCAATATAAATTGCGCCATATTCTGAATCCGTGGCTTGTTGCAATTTTGCTAAGGCTGTGGCACTTGTTGTTGGATTTGCCTGCACTGTGGTTGCAGCCGTATCAATGTCGCGCATAGAGGCAGGCCAAGAAATGGCATCGAGGATTTGGCTAACGCGAGTGCTGGCCAAATCACCGGCTGCTGATCCTGCAACGGTTGTAAGCGTGGCAAGGTTGGCGAGTCTGAAACCATCAACGGCTGTGATTGTGGTTGTACTTACGATTCCAACATCACGGCTTTGTTGGTAATTAAATCCAGTGGTGTAACCAGCAAACATTGCCCAAACTAGGCCAGTGCTTGGATCTGTGGCAGTTATGGTGATCTTGCGCAAGGGCTGTATCAAGCCGTAGTAAGGGCTTGCCGTGTTGTTAGGATTGAACGCACCATCTTGGTCTGCAATAACCACACTGCAAGTGCCGGTCTGAAATACATCGCTAAGTGCGTTGCGCCCTCTAGTGATATTGACCGCCTGCACTGTGTCTGAAACATCGGCTGTAACCGTAACGCTATCGGCCAAAATATTAACGCCAAGCACACCAGAGCCAATGATCATTGCCTGACCAAAACTAGGGCCGCTAGAAAAGTTAAGAATTACCGCTATGGCGGGAAGGCTCATCCGCTGGCCAATCCACTGGTGCTGTAACCGTTGCGCCCACCGATCTGCAACGCCATTTGTACGGTGCGCAAGAAATCATCTTGATTGCCAACAAATCCTGATCCGCTTGGATTTACATTAACCGTCAATTGAGTAATGCCCAAAGATTGCGCATAGGCAGATGGCAGGGAATCGCTAGGAGAACGCATTGCGCTAGAAGCACCAGCGTTGGTGCTTGGCATCTCTGGCATTATCGGCGCAACAGTTACGGCACTTGTGCCTGTTGGGGCAAGGGAAGTGCCTGCAAATAAACTGCCACCATAACTGACAATTGGCACTGGTATCTTGGCAATCTTTGCAATTGTGCTTTCAACATCGGCAAGGGCTAATTTATTGAAGTTAATGGTGTCCTGTAGGGCTGAGATCTTGCGTGAACGATCTGCCAAATCTGCATTGATTTTGGCCTGCTCTACTTCTTTTAAGGCTGTTATATCATCATTTTTATCAGCAGTTTTTAACGCTTGCATTGCTTCAAGGCTTTTGCGGTCTAGTTCGCTGATATTGCCCTTGAGAGCAGCTGCGATTTGAATTGCATCAATGTCAAACATTCCTTGCAATTTTTTGTTTGCTGCTGCTGCTTTATCTATCTTGTCTGCTTCTTTTTTCTTTGCCACAATCTTACTTGCAAGATCCAGTGCGCGATTGTTAAGGCC